AAAATGCATGAGAAGCAATTTATAAACAGATCTGAACATCTTATCTACAAAAAATTCTTCTTTTAAGATTTCAAAAATAGAAAGGAAAAAATGCGTGTCTTCAATTAATAATGAAATTAATTTTGTTTGAAAATCTTTTCCATATTCTGATAATGAAACAACTGTCATTTATTTTCTCCCAAAAGTTTTTCTAACCATAAATTCAGCAAAAGGTATTAAAATTAATTTAAGATTATTTTTTGTAAAATCAAAATTATTAAACGTCTTAAAATACTTTATAATTTCTTCATTATCAAATTTATATTTTCCATTAGCTTCACAAAAAGCTTTTACTTCTAATGAAGCTAATGCGTGCAAAGGTATGAATAGTTGAATGACTCTAAAATTTTTTAAAATATCATTAATAAATTCTTCTTTGCCATTTTTAATTAAAATTTCTTTAATTAAATTTGGCTTTCATTTTTCTTCTTTATGCAAATGATCAACAAATATCTTTTGAAAAGTTTTAATGCCTAAACCTTTAATTCCATCTATATTATCACTTTTATCTCCTACGATAGCTTTTTGTCAAATGAAATTAAATGGATTTGCTATTTCTTTTGAAATATCTTTTAAGGTTACATAATTTTTTTTTAAATGATTATAAATTATAACATTATCGGATAAAAGCTGATAAAAATCGGCATCCGCCGAAATTATTATAATATTATCTTCATTATGAATTCTTGTTAAATTTGCTATAACGTCGTCGGCTTCTAAATTGTTTATAAAAAGTTGATGGATTGGCAGATTTTTAAATAATTTTGTTTTAAATAAAGTAATTTGCTGTTCAATATCTCCCATATCCATATTGTTTGCTTTTTTCATAGCATTTCTTTGGTTTGAGATTTTATGCCTATTAGCTTTATACTCTTTTAAAATATTTTGTCTGGGTTTTCTGCTATTTTCACCCTCTCAACAAATATAAACTTCATCTGGCTTAAATTTTTGATAAAAAAATGCTATTTGTTTTAAAATTGAAACTTCTACATTGATTTTTGATTTTAAAGCAATGTACTTTAAAGCAACATTTGGGCCGTCGATTATCAAAATTCTATTTTTCATTAATATTATATCTCTTTTGCGCTATTCTTAACTGATCACCAACATCTCTGGTACTTGCAAAAACTAACTTGCGCAATGATGAATCTTTAACGGAAGTTGCCAATAAATCAACTCTATAACAATATAAATTAGTTAAAGCGCCTTTGCCATTTAATATAATTTCATTAATAGCTTCTTGCTCGGCTTCCAAAACGTTAGTTGCTATAACATAAATTTCTGAAAAACTATTAGGATGCATATAACATTTATATAAATTAAGATTCATCAATGGCCTCTTCTATTAATTTTGCTTTTTCGATATTTTCTTCGATGCTTTTTTTAACGACTTTAACAACTTCTGTTACTTCATCGGTCGGATACCATTCCTCGCTGGGCCTACCTAAGACGTCCGTGACGGACCTCAAAGCTCATTGCTTTACATCTTTATTATCTTTAAACAGTTTTGGCCATTCTGATCCTCTAAAAGATAAGACACCTTTGTCATTACAACCCTCTTTATTTTCTCAATTTAAGATTTTTTTATAAGCGCCTGCGCTTGCAATTAATTTTTCTTTTACTAAAAAATCAAAAATCGAAATATTATCTTGAATGCCGTATTCGAAATGTAATGGAATTTTTACCTCTTGCAAAGGTCTTGTAAAGCGGGTTTTTTCAGTTTTTATTCTTATTGTTTGACCAATAATATCACCACCTGTACTTTTTTTCATCTTAGTGCTTTTATAAAGCCTTAAAGAAGCAGAAGCGTGAAATATTTGCGCAGTGCCTGTTGGAATGATAAAACCGTCGCCCAAGAAAGAATTCGAATTGATATCCGTTCTGAGCTGATTTAAAAGAATTAAAGAAAGATTAAATTTACTGATTGCGACTTGAAGTTTTCTCATGCCTTTCGACATTAGTCTTGCTTTTGTGGGATATTGCCTTCCGCCGAAATCATCAGCGTCTTCATCTTCGGTAGATAAAGCTGTCACACTATCTATAACAATACAACCAAATCTGTCTGGATCTTTGGACGCCGCAAGATTATTTAAAAATATTTCTACAATTCTAAAAGTTTCTTCTATTGTATTAATATCTGGAATAAAAACGATTTTAGATGTATCGACACCAATCATTTCTGCAAATTCTAGATTAGTCGCACCTTCTGTATCAATATAAATGGCTATACCGCCTTTGTCAACAACATCTTTAATAGTATGTCAGGCAAGCAAACTTTTTCCAGCCCCACTTTCGCCATTCATTAAAGTAATTCTGCCTGCGGGCACTCCACCACGATTACCTTCCGCTCCTAGCTCTCCTCTCATAATAAGATCTACTAAAGTTGACCCTGTTGAAAATCATTGTTTGACTTCTAACGGATCATCTTCCTTCATATTATAAGCTACGGTTCGATTCATTTGCTCGTTGATATTTGCTTTGATATCCGAGAGCAAGTCTGCAGACTTGCTCTCTTCAATCTGTTTCTTTTTTTTTGCCATATTAACAACCTTTAATTATTGAATAAATCTTCGATTTCATCTTCAATATTAGGTGTTTCTTCGCTCGCAGCCGGAGCAGGTGGGGTTGCCACTTCCTTCTTAGGCGCAGGCGCAGTTTCTTCGAGCATAGATGCTACCTTATCTTCTTCTTTTTGCTCATCTGAAGTATTATCAGATGTAATAAAAGTCTTCATAGCTTTAATTGCATCTTCCTTGGATGTTGGCTTATTGTATAAGGTTGCGATATCTGGGCATGTATCAAGAATTGCATCAATTTCTGCTTGCGAAGGTGCAAGTGGCAAAGGATTCTGCAAAGTCTTGACATCATAGACTACGTCTACTTTCCCATAAATTAGGCCATTAGTTCCTGGCGGCGTCTTTTCTACAATAAAATCTGGCGCCGAATTAGGGTCTGTAATATCACCCAATTCCTGAGTGAATCCTAGAATCTTCTCGTAAACAGTCTTACTAAACGCAAAAATTCGAATTTTTTCTTCACCTCGAACTAATACAGGCGCATAAAAACGTTCTGATCCCATAAGTTCTCTTGCCAATGCTCGCTTTGATTCATCATTTTCTCGCTTTGCTTCGCGGAACATTTGAATTGTATATTGGCAAACAGGGCACCCTTCGCCTTGATTTTCTAAGCAAGTTACAGTTGGCTGTAAATTATAATGATGCTTAAAACGCATGAATGGCATGCGATCAGAAAATTTATTTGGCACAAATCTAATCTTTGTCTTTCCTGGCTTTGGCGCAAACTTAACCTCTTTTAGGTTAGAACTTCCGCCTTGATTATTTAATGTTTCTAGTTCTTTGTTGATTAGGTCCATATCGATTGGCATAATCGTCTCCTTTATAAATTGTGTTTTGTTAATTCTGTTAAATAATTTGATTCTAATAACAAATTAATATCTGTTATTTCTACTTTTACATAAACATTAATTCTATCCTTTATCTTGACTTTTTTATTTTTATCAAATACGTTTGTATCTAATTCCAAATTTCCTAGATCTTTAATTTTTAATATAAGCTTTTTAATTGTAAAATCAAAACAATCTAATAATTCATAATCTTTTAATTTAAAATTATAATCTAAAAACCATTTAGTAGTTGAATCTACATGAAATCCTATTGGCAGTTCGTAATTTAAAATTACATGTAAATCTGCCTGTCTTCCGTATCGATCTATATCTCCGCCTGCTGGTAACGTTACTTTTGATGTATTTTTTTGTCTGGATACATCATCTAACTTTAATTCAACCTCATCTTCTCTGATTCCTGTGCCAAGGCAATATTTACATTTTTCTTCTATACCTTTGCACTCACATGCAATCTTTCTAATATATTTTAAGTGTAAAGGCTCCTCGCCCAAAATTTGTTTTAAATTAATATTCACACCAATTTTTTTATGATTTAATATAGCAGAAACATTTGTAAAAGAAAAATCATAATCTAATCTTTTACTTTGATCTAATAGAATCTCTTTAGCTTCCCTTATAGAATTAAAAAAAGCCGCAGATCCGCCTTTATCCGGATGCGCAACTTTGATTAAGTCTCTATAAGCTTTTTTTAATTCTATTCAAGTAGAAGTGGGTTTGCAATTTAATATTTCATAAAAATTAACATTTTTTAGCATTTATTCCTCGCTACATTATATTCGTTAACCCAAAATATAAAGTTGGGGTTGGTATCGTTCCTATTAACATTAACCAATTTTCTTCAGTTTGACCCTGATTTAATCATTTTGAAAAATATATAGAAAAACTCTTTGAATTGTATTCATCGAAATCATATAAAAATGGCGGCATATAAAATATCTTATTATAGATACCAGATAAATATCCTACTGGCGGTTTTACTATATCAAATATCGTATTTATAATTAATTCGTTAAAATAATCACGGTATGCAATATTTGTATTATCACCAGTAGATATTTTTATTTTTAAATTTTCGATAGCTAAAGCCTTGCTAGGTAATAATATAACTTTATTGCCATGCGACTTTCAAAACGTTTCTACAATAAGACTAATATGCTTATGAAAGTTTTCAATATTTGAAGGAAAAGAATCAAATTTCCGATTATCAAAAGCTAATTCTAATAGTGCTTCCATTGCTTATTATACTACTTTAAATTGTGAAATTACTTATTTTTTTTAGGCCGACCAGATTTTTTCTTAGGAGTTTTTGCAACTTCTTCAATAACTGGTTCGGCAATTTCTTCAACAACCGACTCAATAACTGGTTCGGCAATTTCTTCAACAACCGACTCAATAACTGGTTCGGCAACCGGCTCGATCTCTTCGCTAATTTCTGCTAAAAAATCTGTAAGTTTCACGGGCTGAGGAGCATTAACCGTTTTATTTCGTGTAAGTTTAATTCTTCTTCTTGGCATTTTTTCGTTTCCTTTATCTTTTTTTTAAATTTAATGTCATTGCAAATACATTTGCTAAATCAATGAACGTATTTGCTTCTTCAATATTTTTTTTCAAAATCAATAACTGATGCGCTGATAACTTTATTAAGTATGTATGCTCAGATTTTTCTAAATATAATTCCTGTAGTCTATCTAACGCTTTTTCTATTTTGTTTACAATAAAAATTTTGTTAAAAGGCTCATTTGGATTTGAACCTTTGTTTCGTCTCGTTGATTTAAATTTAGCAGATTTAATACTTAAAAAATCTTCAACATTATCAAATTTTTCTCATTGTACTTTTGATAATTCGGTTTTTAAACCTAATTCATTTACAATAGCCTTGTATAAGCTATTATCTCCTTGAGATATTAGGCTTTCGATTTGAGTTATTATATTATTATCACTTGAACTTTTATTAATTTTTGATAATTGCCCTGTCTCAAACTGTCAATTTGATGTTTTTAAAGATACAACATGTTTGATATCTTTTAAATTTTCGCCTTCATAACCTGTTACTTGTGATGTTGCCGCAACAGATCCTATATACTTCATCATTTCATTTAATATTTTTAAACTATTTTTAATTTCATTATCTTCCGACGTAATATTACTCATTTTTATTATATTCGTCGAGTTTATATCTTTAAATATAATTTCTCCATTAATTCAATTGCCTTCTAATAAGCCGGAAGCTCTTAGAATATTAGATGGAATCTTTTGTATTGATTGCTCTATCGCAGCTGCACCAGCTTTTAATGCTGTTTGCATTGGGTGCGCGTTTGATAACAAATCACTTGTGTCCGATGTTATATTTGATCCAAAATTATAGAGAACTTTTCCTGAATTAACATCTAGACCTCATGATATTTTTAAACCGTTTTCTAAATCAGAAAATAATTTCATTTCTTTTAGCTTATTTTTTAAAATATATTTCTTATCTCTTATAATATAAGCGTCGGCGTTTTTATTAATTTTAAACGCAGGATTTAAGCTGCCATAATCCGCAACAAATCAAATTTTATTAAAATCATTGGTTACTCTGTCCAAACCTTTAGGAATCGGTAATGCCGGTGATTTTTTTAATTCTTTTTTTCTCTCAGCGGCAGCTAATGCAGCAAAATTAAAATCCTTGGATGGTTGCGGCTTTTTGGATTTTGATTTGCGTTGCTTTTGCTTAATTTCTCTTTCTCTAGTTTTGCCCATTGCCCATAATTTTGCCATTTCGTAATCATGCAATTCTTTACCAAATCCACGAATAGCTTTATCAGGATCTTTTAATCGTTTATTTCAAGATCTTCAATTATGATGTACAGTTTTTCACACCATACCAGGCGCACGAATGCCTTGTCTGTGAGCATCTTCCAAAAGAGGCTTCGAGTTTTGTTTGTGTTCTACTCTTAATAATATTAATTGATTTAAAAATTTAACATAATCGTTTTTACATATTTCATTATTTATTAATAATGAATTTATTAAGATATTTAAATTACTAAAATTATAACAAGGGCTGATTTTAAAAACAACAGGGATAGGCTTTTGTTCTTCTTCGAATATTAAGCCCTTTTCTATTAACATTTTAATGGCTTTTAATCTATGGGCTCCATCTTCTATAACAATATCATTTTCTTCTAATCTAATTAATATAGGCTCATTTAATTTGCCATTACTATTTTTAATACTAATTAAAAACCTGGCCCATTCATATTCAGAATATCTACCAAAATAATTGTTTTGTGGCTTCCCATCTAAATCTAATATAATTCTTGTACAGACTTCTGTTTCAGTTGGCAGTGTTTTAATAAAATTATAAGAAATATCAATAGGTTCTAAAATTTGAATATAGTTATTATGATTATTATCATGTAACTCTAAATTTTCTAAAAGAGTATCTTCGGCTTTATTTTTTAAGTTTTTCATATCATTCCTAGAAAATAGTAATTAAGTTATATTTATATATAAAAAATATCGATAAATTTAACTTAATAAGTGCCGTTTTCAATATCTATATGTGAATTTTCTACTTATTTCGATTCTTTTCTTCTCATTCATAATCTTATTATTATGTAACATTTTTGGTTTTTTAATTTGTTCTAAATAAAGATTATCTCAAACATAATATAAACCTGCATAATCAGGAACATCATCGATTGATATTAAATCCTTTGGTACAACAAAACTAAAATAGTTTGGTGTGCTGTTTTTTCTTACTCTTTTATCTTTTTTCATTAATTTTTCAAAAAGTTTATGTTTCTTCTTTTTGAAATCATGTTTAAAATCAGATTTTGAAATTTTAATTTCATATTCTTCTAAATAACCGGACATTAATTCTGCTAATATATCAGATTCATTTGTAAAAAAATAAATATTAGGAATAATCCATCTTCGACCCTTTTCTAATATATGATCAAAGATGGATTGTTGTATGTTTTTTTCGTTAAGCTTCATAAATAATTAATTAATTCTAATATTTCTTCAATTCCTCGTTAATCATTTCGTCAATAAGATCTTCAAAAGTATATTTATGCTTCCATCCTAGTAAATTTCTGGCTTTAGAGCAATCGCCTTTCAAATGTTCTAATTCTTCTGGCCTTAAATATTTTTGGTCTAATTCGACATATTTAGATCAATCTAAGTCTAAAGCCTTAAAAGTATATTCAACCAAATCTTTGACGGTATGAGATATTCCGGTCGAACAAACAAAATCATCTGGTTTATTTTGTTGCAACATTAATCACATACATTCAACATAATCCTTTGCATGACCTCAATCTCGCGAAGCATTTAAGTTACCTAATTTAAGTTTAGTTTGGAGTCCTTTTTTAATCCTTATCGCCTCTTTAACAACTTTTGCTGTAACAAAATTTGATCCGCGTCTTGGGGATTCATGATTAAAAAGTATACCATTACTAACAAACATCTTGTAAGATTGCCTATAGTTTCGTGTAATATTATAAGAAAATACTTTCGCGCATCCATATGGCGAAACTGGACTCATTGACGTAGTTTCTCTTTGAAACCCGTCGTCATCAATATTATTGCCGAACATTTCTGAACTTGATGCTTGGTATACTTTTGCATCTGGACAAATTAATCTAACTGCTTCTAATAAAACTAGCGTACCTACACCAGTCGTTTGGGTTGTATATAGCGGCTGATCAAACGAAATTCTAACATGACTTTGAGCTGCTAAATTATAAATTTCATCTGGTTTAACATCTTGCAACACTCGAACTAACGATGCCATATCCGTCATATCTGCGTATATTAAATTATCTTTTATTTGCTCGTAAATTGTATTTAGCCTAGATGTTTGATTTTCTGATACAGAATTTCTTTTAATTGTTCCATAAACTTTATAACCTTTGTCTAAAAGAAATTCTGCTAAATATGATCCATCTTGGCCATTTATGCCTGTAATTAATGCTATTTTCATTTATTTCCTCGCTATTTTATAGTTATTGTTAAATCATTCTATCGTTTCTTTTAGACCATCTTCGATTGATGTAAATTTGAAGTTAGGTAAATATGACATTAATTTTTTATTACTAGATGGCTTTCTATATTGTCCATCTGACTTCGTTTTATCAAATATAATATTACCATCGAATTTCATATATTTAGCAATTAATAAAGCAATGTCTTTTATACTAATTTCTTCTGATGTTGAAAAAATTATAGGTTCTTCTTCGTTATAGTTTTCTAACGCTCACATTGTTAATATAGCAATATCTTTTGTAAAAATAAATTCTCGTAAAGGTTTTCCGCTGCCTCAAATTATAAAATCTGTGTTATTCTTTTTTGCTAAATAACATTTATGGATTAAAGAAGGAATAACATGGCCGTTTTCTAAATTAAAATTATCGTTTGGACCATATATATTTGTTGGTATAACGTTCACGATATTCATTCCATATTGTTCTCTATAAGCTCTTGCTTGTACATCTAACATTCTTTTTGCATAAGCATACGGATAATTTGAAGTATGAGGTTCGCCGGTGTGAAT